TGATTGAACCAACTCGATATTACGATGAGTTCCTTAAGTATTTTGATCTAGCACTGAGTCAACAGAAAAAGTGTAACGTATCAGAAGGCGCTCCGTTTGGTATGATCAAACATGCTGAGAGTGACATGGGAGATGATCTCATGGAACACGTTGAGCTATACGATGTAGTTGAACGTAAGTACGCTGGCTTCTCTCAGATCGTCAATGATGTGTTCTATGGTTGGACTGATAAGCATCCATATTGGAAGAAGATGGAAGCTGGCATGGTGACACGCCAGCGTGAGCAGGTCGCGAAGGACTGGACAGGCAAACATGCTGACTTCGGTTTACCTGAATGGCTCTATATCTTCATCCTGCATCGCGTAACAGGCTCTGCGATTAACTACGCAACCAAACCTTCAGGTTACCACAACACTATTCTCTTTAATCTTCATCAGTCGAAAAACATCGAAGAGATGGTCGGACTGATGCGTCATTATCCTGCACCATTCTATACGAGTGTAGGTTATCAGTTTCCTGCATTCCCTAAACCACAAGATGGTTATAAGAAAGGTGGTGATTATTTCCTCGGTGAGTATGCACCTCGATTGGCAAGGGAATTGGCAGAGTGGTTAGAATCTAGTGGTAAGCGAGATCTACGAGAGATTGGTGAGTTCATGCTCGAGTGGAATGTCAAGAATGGATTACGCAAGTATCAATTCCAATATGCGGCGGTTGTGGCTGACATTGCAGATTGGTATCCACAGTATGTCAATTTAGAAAGCATGTTCTATTACGGTACAAATGCTGTAGAATGTATCTCATATCTTGCAAAGCCAACACAGAAGATGAAAAAAGAAGACTTTCTCGACGCTGTGATGACAAAGATATATAATGATACAGGAAGTGTACCATATAATGCTGAAGATGTATGTTGTGACTTCATTCGTTACGTTGAGAACTATGTACGCCCAGGTCCGGACTACGATCATCTCGACTATGACAACCTATGGTCTTCATGCGGTATTAAAGATCATCCATATGGCAGACAGAAGTATATGCTTGAACTCGGTCTCGTAAAGACATTCAATGGCATGAAGAATCATCCATCAGATGATGCAGTACTAAAACAGGCAGGCATTACAGTCGATGAGTACAGACAAAAAATCAAGTCTGCTTCCTTACGGTAGTAGCGTTAGTGCTCCATCGATTACAGTTCCTGACATCGATCTTTTTAAAGATGAGAGGTCGACGAATGCCAAGAATTACTTTGAAGCAGCATTACAAGATCTTAACGAAAAGTATGCAGATCTATTGGCGTTGGCAAAAGATAGCGAGATGGTTTACTCGGCTAAATATAATTTTGTACCGAAAGTAGGACATACCTATCATTTGTATTGGACAGGTGAAGAATACACATTATCATTGATAGAGAATTGGAAGCGTTTTAAGTATGTTGGTAGTTTTAAGTTCAACGCTGACAATATATGGGAAAGAATAGATGTCACTGACATATTTTCTGGGTGAACACGAACACGACATCAAATACAACAATACTGCCGATGTTGAGTTAAAGAACGGCAAACCTGTTGAAAGTTGGCTCAAAGATTGGCCGCAAGAATGTCGAACCAATAAATTCTTCGAGTTCTGTCGTGCATACGATGAACGCAAAGACTATTTGCTCAAGACAAACTACCAACAATTCTCACATCGTCTACATTGGCATGAGTGCCCGTTTGTCACAGAAATGGCACAATGTAATAATCGTGCCAAATTAATCGAAGGATGTGTCCTGTTTTCTTTTAGCAACGAGCATTGGCAAACGTTCAGAGCATGGAGAGATCATAGCTATGATGGCATGAAGGTGCGATTCTCAAATTATCGTCATGCACGTTCTGATCTCTTTCAGATCTATTATCCAAAAGATACGAAGGTCAAAGATTGGTTGATCGATACGCCAAAGCATGTTGCGTTAGAGATTGATAAGCTATTTGAAAATGCAAAACGCCCGTTCACTATGATGGAATTTGCCAAGAAGATGAACATTATCATGGTACGAGATTTTGGTTTTCGTAATGCCATGTATCCATCAAAGAATACTGCTCGTCATATTGCAATGACACACCCTGAATTGGTTGATCCTGACTCGTTCTTGCACGGCGGTACAGGATACTTCGATGGTTTGTCACAGATCTTTAATTGCCCGCATCTCATGAGCAAGTCTAAGTATGAGATTGATGAGGATGGTCAGTACGTCCCTATGAATAAATGGGCAGAGATGCAGGTACAACATATGGATTATTTAAAGAATCACCCGAATAATCCCATACACACTCATCAATACCTTAATTTGGAAGACAAGTTATGTATGCATTATAAGTTCATGTCAATGAAACTTGGTGAGAAGAAACAAACGAAGATGATCCCATATGATTGGGTTTATCCAGAAAAATGGTCACTTAAAACAAATAAGTATGACAGATCGATATCGTAGAGCATTAGTCGAAGCAATAACAGATACGCTGCTCGCCACACCACTTAATATGGCAATTAGTTGGGTATTATTGTGGTTTGCATTTCAATATATGTGGGGACCGACAGTTACAATGTTTGTCCAAACTGGTATAATGTTTATTTTTGCAGTCAGCCGTAAGGTTTATCTGCGTTTATATTTTGAGAAAAGATATGGCTCACAATAACCACATTATCGATGGAGTAAATAAGGATGTCGGCATGTTCGGATATGAATATGCTAAAGACTACTACCTTAGTCTATGCGAAGGATGGACTCCGTACAATGAAGATCCAATCGTCAAAACCCACGACGGAGTCAGAGTCGTACGAGACGACCTCACTGTTGGGACCAAAACTCGAGCGGGAGATCTTTTGGCTGCTCGTTGCCCGACTGATACTATGGTCTATTGTCAGCCTCGGACTGGGCTTGCTGGTGTATCTTTACTAGATGTAGCTAAACATCATGGCAAGAAGGTGAAGTTGTTTATGCCTTCTTCTAAACGAGTATCATTGCATCAAGCTTGTTGTATCGAGCGTGGTGCTGATGTAGAATTTCATCGTATCGCTGCGATGCCTAACCTCAATAAAAAGGCGAAAGAATATGCTGAACGAACTGGCACGTACTTCATCCCCCTCGGACTCAAACACGAACTCGCCACTGCAGGAATCGTACATGCGGCTAGTAAGATTCCTGAGCCCGAAGTCGTATACGTCGCTATCTCTACTGGTGTTCTTACAAGAGCTCTTCAGATTGCATGGCCCAATGCTACCTTCCGCTGCGTTGCTGTTGCTCGGAACCTTAAAGCAGGCGAGTTAGGTCGAGCTGAAGTCATATCAGAACCTCTACAATTTACTCAATCAGAGAAAAAAGAAAACTTACCTCCGTTCCCCACTATCGATACATATGACGGCAAAGTATGGAAGTACATACCTAAAAATACCAGTCAGGACATACTTTTCTGGAATGTAGGCACAGAACCTGTTTTACAAGATGAGACGATTTATGATAGAATAGATTCATATCGTCAGTGGGAGAAAGACGCAGCATGAAAGGTTTAGTAGCATCACCGTTTAATGTAATGTCTAAATCGATGGACAGCCATCGTGCGGCACAAGGTGTCATCTATGCAGACCAACTCAATGATGCTGGTCATAGTGTAGATGTGTGTATGTCTGGTTTCTTATACAAAGAAAATTGGAACGAATACGATAAACTCTACGTCTATCATGGTAATGATTGGGGCGGATCATTGAATCTATTTGGTGGCCTTAAGAATTATAGTGGCATCTATAACTTTGTTAACTTTAGTCAGTTCAAAGGAGAAGTTGTATCTCTTGTCATAGATATGCCTGATTACTATGGTATCATGAAAGAAAAAATTGACAAGGCAAAAGAAAGGGGCCAAGAATACAACGAAGAATGGAATAACATTGACTGGGACAATCTAAAGAGAATTTGTGATACGGCTACGGTATTAGATCCAAATGATTTACAAAAGCATCGACGTATTGCAATTGGTGATAGTCATGCCATTTGCATGTATCGTCGTGGTTGGCAAAATATCTCAGTACCATTTAAGACATTGCATGGTGCATTGAAAGAAAGGCTTGATAGTTTTGTACCAGAAGGTGGTTACACTGACATCGAGTTTTATTTTGGTAACATCGACATTCGGCATCATCTATGTCGTCAAGATAATCCAGAAGAGGCGACTAAAGAATTAGTACGTAAATACATTGAACAAGCTCGAGGCATTGCAGATTTTTATAATGCGACTGTTACATTGTACGAACCACTTCCTATTGAAAATCCGAGCCGTAAAATTCCAAAAACTGGATGGCATAAAGGTGCACCATTTTGTGGAGATTGGGCATCACGTAACTTTATTCGTAAAATCTTTCGTGAAGAGATTAGAAATAACCAATGCGACAATGTAAAATTATACGAGTGGGTGGGAGAGATGATAAATAATCAAGGTGAGTTAGACTTTGAATATATGGAAAAACCCCAATCCGTACATCTTTCTCGTCGATGGTATCCACATTGGCAAGGTTACGAGTATAGCCACGCTCCATACATCGAGTACACACCTATTCCAGAGAGTGAAGTAAAACAAAACTCTTTAGAGGCATTTTTCTAGTTTACAAACCTACAGTTTTATGGTAGGATAGTATTTCAAAGTGAGGATATATTATGGAAATTACTGTTCCAGTTGAAGAGTTACGTAAGGCTAAACTATTCATAGCCACGCCGATGTATGGTGCAATGTGTTCAGGCATGTATACACGATCAATGGCCGATTTGTCTGCAAAGATGGCAAAATATGGCATTCCGCTACAGTTCTATTACTTGTTCAATGAGTCGCTAATTACTCGTGCACGTAATTATTGTGTTGATGAATTTATGCGTTCTGATTGCACGCATTTGATGTTCATTGACTCTGATATTGGTTTTAAGTCTGATGACATTATTGGTATGTTAGGATTGATGATGCAAAATCCTGATGAGTATGATGTCATGTGTGGACCATATCCAAAGAAAACTATTTCTTGGGAAAAGATTACTGCAGCTGTAAATCAAGGTGTCGCTGATACAAATCCAAATGTACTTGAAAACTATGTTGGTGATTATGTTTTCAATCCTGTCAAATCACAAGCTATTAAAATTAGTGAACCAGCCGAAGTAGCGGAAGGTGGTACAGGATTTATGATGATTCAAAAACGTGTATTCGAAGAATATGCTGAAAAATATCCTCAATTTATGTACAAGCCAGATCATGTACGAACAGAAAATTTTGATGGCAGTCGTGAAATCATGGCGTATTTTGATGCGCTCATTGATGATAAGTCACAAAACTTGATGAATGAAATTACAGCATTCTATGATAAAAATCCCGATGCGTCCAAAGAGGATGTGATTAAATTTTTGGCCGATAAGAAGACAGGCATTCATCAAGAGACATATTCGAATAGATACTTGTCCGAAGACTACATGTTTTGTTATAATGTCAGGCGTATGGGTAGAAAAGTATGGATGTGTCCATGGATTCAACTCAAACATATTGGCTCGTATACATTTGGCGGATCGTTAGCACATATCGCATCAATTGGTGTAAGTGCTACAGCTGATCCATCTAAACTTGGTAAGAAAAAGTAGGAAACTATATTATGAAACTCAATACGCGTACTATTCAAGTACTTAAAAACTTTGCGTCTATCAACCCGTCTATTCAGTTCTCTGAAGGGTCGAATCTGAAGACCATCTCACCAAACAAGACGATGATGGCTAAAGCTAAACTCGAAGATATTATTCCTTCGACTTTTGCCATCTATGATCTGTCTCGTTTTCTCGGTGTTGTATCATTGTTCGAAGATCCTGAATATCAGATCGAAGAGCGTATGGTTAACATCGCATCACCTGGTCGAACAGTCAGCTATACATTTGCTGATCCTTCTACCATCATTACACCACCTGATCGAGAGATTGTGTTGGAAGATCCTGATGTTGTGTTCGAACTCAAGCAAGAACATTTTGCTGAGATCATGAAAGCACTTGGCGTCATGTCATTCCCTGATCTCGTAGTCGTTGGCGAAGACGGTAAGGTTATCCTTCGTGCAACTGACACTAAGAATCCATCTTCTGATAAATATGACATCGAAGTAGGTTCAACCGATCGTACCTTTACCGCAGTTTTCAAAACAGAAAACGTTAAGATCTTGCCGTCCTCCTACACGGTAAGTCTTTCCTCGAAGGGCATTTCTCACTTTGTGTCCGACGATGTAGAGTATTGGATCAGCCTCGAAGCTAACTCAACCTTCGAGTAATACGATCAAAAGGGGGCACGGAACAACTTGACGTGTCTGCCAATGCGCGAAGGGATGGGGCGACTGGCATTTTATTTTATGATAGTAGGTGATATATGCGTGATGATTTTTTATGGGTCGAGAAGTATCGTCCCAAAACTGTAAGTGATACAATTCTACCTGTTGATCTGAAGAAAACATTTCAACAGTTTGTCGATCAAGACAATATTCCAAACCTCATTCTCACTGGTGGTCCTGGTGTAGGTAAGACGACAGTCGCTCGAGCAATGCTAGAAGAACTCGACTGCGACTACATCGTCATTAATGGTTCGATGAATGGCAATATCGATACACTTCGTGTAGAGATTCAACAGTTTGCCTCATCAGTCTCACTCAGCGGTGGTCGTAAGTACGTCATCCTCGACGAAGCAGACTACCTCAATCCAAACTCTACTCAACCAGCACTTCGCAACTTCATGGAAGAATACTCCAAGAATTGTGGATTTATTCTAACTTGTAACTTCAAGAACAAGATCATCGATCCTCTTCACTCTCGATGTAGTGTGATCGAGTTTAAGATTGCGAAAGATGACAAGCCAGATATGGCAGCCCAACTCTTCAAACGAGTCATCAACATCCTCAAGACAGAGAATGTAGACTTCGATCAGAAAGCAGTTGCCGAGGTAATTAGTAAATACTTTCCAGATAATCGAAGGATTCTGAATGAACTACAACGATACTCTGCTACTGGCAGGATTGACACTGGTGTACTCGCTAATTTACATGAGGCTACACTACACAATCTTGTTGGAGCTTTACGAGACAAAGACTTTACCACCGTCAGAAAGTGGGTCGCAGATAACTCAGACGTAGAAGCAGCTACCATCTTCCGTCAGATCTACAACAAGTGTTCTGACTTTATGAAACCTGGCAGTGTGCCGCAACTCGTTCTCATCCTCGCCGATTATCAATACAAGGATGCATTCGTTGCCGATCATGAGATCAATATGACTGCGTGCCTCACCGAAATCATGGTCAACTGCGAGTTCTCGTAATGTGGAGAATTTGGGCCAAATCACTCGGTGAAAAAGTTGGTGAGACAGATACACAAGCAGATGCAGTAGCCATCATCAGGACCTTCTGGTGGCTCCTCCATGTGATTACCTGTTTTTTTATAATCATACATAATGGTCATAATTTAGGATGGTGGTGATGTTTAAGAGAAAGCAGAAGAGAACCTGTGAAATACCTGAATGCAATAATGTACTCCCTGAAGAACCAGCTGTAATATACATGGGTGATTATGCGTTCGATGTATGTGAAGAATGTGAGAAGTTGATGGATATTATACAAAAGAAAACGGAGGAGCACTATGGCGACGAGTCCCTTTGACTATCTGAACTCCATTAATGTCACAAAGAATAATATGATGCGAGATACAGAGAATGACTCTCTCGCAGAGAAAGACTACAATGCCTTCATTGTTAATCGCGGTCTATCATACTTTCAAGATACTGTTTGTCTCGCAAATGAGATGAATATCCACCACGAGCTCGACCACAAGCTTCAATACGAGTTTCTTATAAATATTGTTAGGCCACGAAAAAGATTCTCAAAGTGGTTTAAAAAAGAGCAAGACAGTGATGTGGAAGCAGTTGCAGAGTTCTATGGTTTCAGTAATGAGAGAGCAGCACAAGCACTAACTATCCTGTCTGATGAGCAAATAAAAAAAATAAAAGAAAAATTAGAAAAAGGTGGTTAGTATGAGTGCGGTAGAATCTCTAGTTGAAGTTACCCTCCAGAGTCAAGACGATTTCCTGAAGGTACGTGAAACACTTACACGTATCGGCATTGCATCTCCCAAAGAAAAGAAACTCTATCAGTCATGTCACATCTTACATAAACGTGGCAAGTACTATATCGTTCACTTCAAAGAATTGTTTGCCCTTGACGGCAAGCCTACAAATTTCTCTGAAGAGGACCAAGGCAGACGCAATACAATTACTAAGCTTCTTTCAGACTGGAATCTCATTTCAGTCGTAAACGAAGGAAGTATCGAAGATCCAGCAGCCCCTATGAATCAGATCAAAATCATTGCCCATAAGGACAAGAATGATTGGGAACTGGTGGCTAAGTATAATATAGGGAATAAGAAGAAGTAGACGCAAGTTATTGATTTTCTTATGAAAAAAAATGTTACTAGTCGGCATGTACAAATGAAGCCCCGTATAGTAGAATGGGCATCTAAATTGGAGATTGTATGACTACAGTATACACCAAAAAGCTTACTCCCGTCCAGCGCAAGCTGATTCGGGATCTTATTCCTTTCTGTGCGAAGAAACTCATGCCTCGTATCAAAGATCTACAGATCACTGTTATTGGTGTCAAGGATCTAGTAGAAAACGAAGGCATACACGCAGACGTCATCTACGAATATGTAGATGCAGTTGTTCGACCAAAAGACTACACTATTCGTGTTGATACAATGGAAGATCTGCAAGAATTTGTACGTGTCATCTGCCACGAAATGGTCCACGTTAAACAGTGGGCTCGTGGCGAGATGTACTCGTATGATCGTCATCCCAATCTAACTCGTTGGCATAAGCAAAAGATTGACCACGATAAGATGGATTATTATGAACAACCATGGGAAATCGAAGCCCATGGCCGCGAAGAAGGCCTTACGGTCTCTTTCTTACAAGAACATGAAAAGTGGGCAGGATTTGTCTATGGAATTATTGAAGATTACAAAATGCAGCGACCAAAGCAAATGGTACTCGACCCACGTTGGTGAGACCTTTCCGCTAATCGAAACATTCGCTACAGAATATCTTACACGTCAACTACCTGACAACGAGTTTGGTGTCAGGTTCTTGAACTATATTGCTAAAGAAGATGCTGAGATAGTTCATGACAGATGATGTAATAGTAAAAGCGATGGAAGAATGTGGTGAACTCGTTCAGGCATGTTCAAAATACTTAAATCGTGGGGGAAAACGAAACGAAGGCAAAGTGCTCGAAGAAGCTGCTGATGCTCTCGTTATGATAACCGCTCTGCTACAGACACTCGACATTGACGAAGATAAATTCCTCAAGCGAGTTGAAAAGAGCAAGAAGAAATTTGACAAATACTATGAAGGAGAAATATAGCATGCTACGTAAAGTTTTACCCGATGTCACGTTCAAAACACGTGTACGCGACGAATCAATTGGCGGTGACAATCCTTACCGCTGGCAAGATGTAACCACAGAAGAACTCTTCGCAAATAAGCGAGTCATTTTGTTCTCTCTGCCTGGTGCATTCACCCCAACATGTTCAACATATCAATTGCCCGATTTTGAGATGCTATTTCCAGCGTTTGCGACGAAAGGCATTGATGCAATTTATTGTCTATCTGTTAATGACTCGTTTGTTATGAATGCGTGGGCAAAAGATCAAAAGTTAAAGAATGTGCAAGTCATTCCCGATGGAAGCGGTGAGTTTACTCGAAGGATGGGTATGCTAGTCGATAAAGATAATCTCGGTTTTGGTCAGCGATCATGGCGCTATGCGTTAATTGTCAACGACAAGACTATCGAAGCTGAATTCATAGAACCTGGTTTTGAAGACAACTGTGAGTCTGATCCTTACGGTGAGTCAGCGCCTGGAAATATTTTGGAGTATTTAAATAATGAGTGATGTAGTAACATTAGTAACAGCTGGCGGTGAAATGGTAGGTCGTCTGAAAGATATGGATGACTTAGTTATTACTCTCGAAAGACCAAGAGCTTTTGTTCAAACAGAAAAAGGTGTAGGTTTTGCACCGAGTGTTTGTTTGACAGGAGTAAGAGAACCAGAAGAAATTGCTTTTAATAGAGCGGCAATTATTTTGATGTGTGACACTGCAGAAGAAGTTTCAAAGATGTGGTTACAAGCAACAACTGGTTTAGTAGTATGAGAGAGAAATTAATACTTACCGATTGTGACGGAGTCATGCTCGATTGGATGTACTCATTCGATCAGTGGATGAAACGCCATGGTTACCGTATTCATCATCCTGAAGAGTATGACATTGGTAAGAAGTATGAGGTGGGTTTTGCTGAGAAAAAGAGATTGACTCGTATGTTCAATGAGTCTGCCTCCATTCGTAAGCTACCACCTCTACGAGATGCTATCAAGTATATTCGCAAACTTCATGAAGAGCATGGTTTTATCTTTCATGTTATCACATCGTTGAGTGATGATGAGTATGCCCAACATCTCAGGACGAAAAATCTCTGTGAGACGTTTGGTCATACAGTCTTTGAGAAATACGTGTACCTCGACTGCGGCGCTGATAAGGATGAAGCGCTAGCTAAGTATGAAGGTAGTGGTTGCTATTGGCTAGAAGACAAGCCAGAAAATGCACTCGCTGGTCAAAAAGTTGGCCTGAATAGCTTGCTGATGGCGCATGGACATAATGCTAACAATGAAAATGCATTTGTTCGTGTACAAAACTGGAAAGAGATTTACGAGATTATTGTTGGATGATTGTAGACAATTCTGAACTGTCGTATTTTTATCATATA